ATAGTGCGGTCGATTTTAGCGCTGGAACAAAAACTATTTTTTGCACAATACCAGCATCTAAATCAGTTCTTTTAAGTGACGTTGGAGCTTCTACTTTAGATTTAAGTTCTGCTAAGACACACACAGGTTTATATGGAAGTTCATCAGCACCAATAGAATTTACAGTTACAGTAGGAACTAAAACAGCATCACATCCTTACTATGGAGATGGAAGTAGCAGTGCCTATTTTATAAACGGTATCGAATCACCTGCTTTGACATTACATGGTGTTGACAATGTAACATCTAATTCAGAATATTATTATAGGTTTACTCTTAGTTCAGGTAATATGTCAAGCCATCCATTTAGACTTTACTTAGACGCAGATAAGACTACAGCGTATACGACAGGTGTAACAACAACTAGCACATATTTACAAATAGCAGTAAATGAAGACACCCCTAATATACTTTATTATCAATGTTCCTCTCATGCTTATATGGGTAATTATGCGATTACGTTAGGATCTAATAAAATAAATCATACTGAAGCTCTAATAAGTTTTCCAACTACAACTGGAACACTTGTAGGAACAGGTGATACAGGTTCAGTAACTAATACTATGTTAGCTGGATCTATCGCAGATAGTAAGCTAAATCAGATAACTACGGCAGGAAAAGTTGCTCTTGGTGCTTTAGAAATAGATGGTGCAACTGATATTGGAGCAGATTTAGTAGACGCAGATCTAATTATTGTTGATGATGGTGCAGGTGGAACAGAAGTTAAATCTACTTTAACACGAGTTAAAAAATATATTTACTCTGCTATGTCAGGTGACGCAACTGCAAGTGATGCTGGTGCGTTGACAATAGCAAACACTTCTGTGGAAACAGGTATGATTGCAAACGATGCAATAACAGCTACACAAATAGCTGATGATGCCGTTGGGGCAGATCAATTAGCATCAAGTGCAGTTGTTACAGCTTCTATTGTAGATGCTAATGTTACTTTAGCAAAAATAGCAAACCAAGCTGGAAATACTGTATTAGTAAGAGATGCTAATAGTTCTGGTGTTGTTTCTGCGAAAGCAGTTACAGACACACAAATACTAATAGGTGACGGAACTGGATTTACAGCAGCAGCATTGTCTGGCGATGTAACAATGGCAAATGATGGAGCAGTTACGATAGCTAACGGTGCAGTAGAAAATGCAATGTTAGCAGACGATGCAGTAGGAGCAGATGAACTAGCTGCAAATGCCGTGGTTAATGCAAGTGTTGCGTCTGGTGCTGCAATAGCATTTAGTAAGATGGCAGACTTAACAGCATCAAGAGCATTAGTATCTGATGGCAGTGGAGATGTATCCGTAAGTGCCGTTACTTCTACAGAGATTGGATATTTAGATGGAGTAAGCTCTGCAATACAAACACAATTAGATGCAAAAACAACAGCAACAGCAGCAGCAGATGAGGCGACAGCATTAGCAATAGCGTTAGGATAATAATATGGCAAATACATTTAAAACTGTTACAGCAGCAGGGATAACAAGTGAAGAACAAATATATGTTGCAGGTGGTTCGATTGTTGCAACAATAGTTTTAGGAATTATGGTAGCCAACACAACAACAAGTCAAGTTACAGTATCAGTTCAATTAGTATCAAACACAGCTAGTAGAACACATGCTTCAACTAATAGTGGTAATAATGCTACAGTCCATTTGATTAAAAATGCACCAGTGCCTGTAGGTTCATCTCTTGAATTATTAGCTGGTAATAAGGTTGTATTAGAAGATACTGACGAAATTTTACTAACTGCATCAGGTGCATCAGATATAACTATATCAATAATGGAGATAACAGCCTAATGCCATATATAGGAAACACAGCAGGAAATAGATTTGTAGCTAGTAAAACGGCAACACAGTTTTCTGGTAATGGTTCTGCCGTTGATTTTACACTAGATAATATATTTGTTTATTATTTGTTTAGAACAGTGGCTACAGTAGATCATCCTGCAACAAGTGCTTTGAGTGCAACCACAGGAACTTTTACAAGTAATGCTACTGTAGGTGGAACTCTTGGAGTAACAGGTGTACCTACGTTTACAGGCAGAAGTGTCCATAGTGGTGGCATAACAATCGCTAATGATGGACAGATAGGTTCTGTAGGTGATGCAGATGCTATGTCGATATCAAGTAGTGGAGTTGTAACATTTAGTCAAACTCCTGTTGGTGTTGGGGGTATTACACTACTTAATAGTGGTGGGGTTTCTATGAGTGGACAAGATGAAGCTGATTTTTTAAGTTTGCCATCAGGAATAAAAAGAATACAAATAAATTTTAATGGACTTAGTGCATCTGCTTCTGATGCGAGTGCTTTAATACGACTTGGAAAAAGTGATGGATTAGTAACATCAGGTTATGTTTCTACAAGTTCTTGGGGTAGTAGTCAGGTTCAAGACACAAGTGGTATTATTGTTTATGGAACTGGTGGCTCTAATACTATTTCAGGTATTGCAACAATAAACCATATGGGGTCAAATAATTTCGTTACATCTCATGCTGTTAGATATAATTCATCTAATAGTGTTTTTGGTGGTGGTCATGTTGCATTAGGTGGAACTTTAGACAGATTAAGAGTGCAAGGTGTTTCTGGTGGTACTTTTGATGCTGGTACTGTTAACATTACATATGAGTTATAGGGTAATATTATGGCAAAAAAGACAATATATGACTTTGCAACAAATAAATTAGAAGTCAGAGATTTAACAAGCGAAGAACAAAAAGCTCGTGATGCCGTAGTACCTGATGCAGAGATAGAATTAGCTAATTTAAGAGCAGAAAGAAATAAATTATTATTTGAAACAGATTGGTGGGGAGCATCAGATTTAACAATAACAGATGCACAAAAAACGTATCGTCAAGATTTGCGAGATATCACTAAGACATTTAAAAGTTTGTCGGACAAAGATTTTAAGTTTCCAACAAAGCCAAGTTAAGGAGTAACGGATGGCATTAACAAAAGTAATAGGAGATGGCACAGGAACATTAAATAGTGCAACTGTAAGTGGTAATGCTACTGTAGGTGGTACGTTAGGTATTACTGGTGTTACTGATTCATCTGTTGGACAAAGTTTTATACCTGAATTTATAGGTAATTTATTTTTAGCAGGTAATACTACAGATTCTTGTGAGTTAACTGGTTGTTTTACAAACACTCATCAAGTTTACAGATTGATTGGCGAGGTTGGTGCATCTCATGCAGGAGAATCTTTTACTGTATTTTTCTTTTTAAGTGGCACAGATACAAAATTAGCATCAGGCTATTATGGTAGAGGAATATCATATGATGATGCTTCTTCATCTGCAAATTCTGCTGAAGCAAATGGCTCAAATGCAAAAATAAATATTAATCAATCATCAACTGGTTCTAGCATTATTGATATGACTTTTTATAGAAAACAACACGCATATCAAATACTCGGAATGGCAGGGTATCACGACCAAAGTGGTGATAGAGGTTTTCAACATTTTGGTTACAAAAACAATAGTGCCTTAGAATTAACTGGTTTTAGATTAGAAAATAGTTCAGGTAATAATATGAGTGCAGTAAACTTTTCTGTCTATGGGTATAGGTTAAGACAAAATGCAACTGGAGAAATGTTAGGAGCATATCAATAATGTCTTATACAGTGGATGAAAAAACAAAAATTGCAACTTACAATGGTGATACCTTTCCACCAACTCAAAGAACTAATGCACAAACAGGAAAAACAACTTTAATTTCTAAGTCTGAAGCAGAATGTATTGAGGTAAAAAAGTTAAGAGATAATGCACCTAATGAAATGTTAAACGCATTAAGATTAAAAAGAAATGGTCTATTAGCTCAAACAGATTGGATGGGCAGTTCAGATGTTACAATGAGTGATGCTTGGAAAAAGTACCGACAAGAATTAAGAGATATAACAAAGACATTTAAGTCAATGAGTGATAAAGATTTTAAGTTTCCTGAGAAACCAACGGAGTAACGAATGCCATATATAGGAGTCAGTCCACAATTTGGAGTTAGAAGAAAGCATACTTATACTGCTACGGCAGGACAGACTAGTTTTAGTGGTGCAGGATCAGAAGGTGCAACATTAAGTTATAAAGACAGCACTTTTGTTGATGTATATCAAAATGGTATAAAGTTAGGTGATGCCGATTACACATCTACAAGTGGTACAGCTATTGTTTTAGTTCAAGGAGCTTCAGTTGATGACCTTGTAGAAATAATTGTTTTTGATGTTTTTAGTGCAGCAGACACTGTAAGTAAAGCAGATGGTGGTACGTTTGATGGTAATATCGCTATGGGTGGTACTCTTAATGTTTCAGGTGTTCTTACAGCAAATGCTGGTATAAAAGTTGATGACATAACTATTGATGGAACAGAAGTAGATTTATCTAGTGGAAGTTTTACAATAGATAGTGCTGCAAATATTACTCTTGATTGTGGTACTGGTGAATTTTTATTTAATAATGCAGGTAATGGAAACCTTTTAAAAATTCAAGGCGATAGCAGTAATGTAAATTTTATTTCTATGGTTCAAGACAAAGACATAAGATTTAAAGGTGATGATGGTGGTTCAGCTATAACTGCCCTTACACTTGATATGTCTGCTTCAGGTGATGCACTATTTAACAGAAATATTGATATACCAAATGATTCTGGTAGAGTAAGACTTGGTACAGGCACAGACTTACAAATATACCATGATGGTAGTAATAATTATTTTAGTGGTAGTGGTGACCATAATTTTTTATTTCTTACAAATGGTGGCGAAAAATTAAGAATTAGAAATACTGGTTGTTTAAGAGCATCTAACAACCTTAATGTTTCTAGTCATTCACGATTAAGTTCTACTAATGCTCATGTGTTTCATTCTCATTCATCAGGTAACATAATGTTCTTTTTAGAAAATACATCAGATGACCCTAGAGGAATGATGTTTGATTATTCACAAGCTGCTCCTGATAATAATACAAATTTCTTTATAAAGTGTGAAGATAGTTCAGCAGAAAGAGCTCATATATATTCAGATGGTGATATGAGAAACCATGATGGTACTTTTTCACAAGCATCTGATGAAAGAATAAAACAAAATGTTACAGATGCAAATAGTCAATGGGATGATATTAAAGCAATTAGATTTATAAATTATAAAGCTAAAGATGATGTTAGACAATATGGTGAAGATAAAGCTAAAACCCAATTAGGTGTATTAGCACAAGAAATGGAAAAGATAAGTCCTAAATTAATTAAACAATATCCACCTAGTAAAGCAGATGTAGCAAGTTCATCTGAATTTGGAACTCTTTATGAAAAGGGCGATACTATTCCAGATGATAAAGTTATAGGAGATGTAAAAGAAGTAAAAGAAAATGTAAAAGGTATAGCTTACTCAGTTCTTTATATGAAAGCAGTCAAAGCACTACAAGAGGCTATGACAAGAATAGAAATATTAGAAGCAGAAGTGAAAGCATTAAAAGGTAAATAGATGACCAAAGCAGCAGAATTAGCAAAGATGGGTGAAGTCCTAACCAATAGTCAGATTGGTGGGCGAAGGAATATTATTATCAATGGTGGTATGCAAGTGGCTCAGAGAAGCACTTCAGAAACAGCACAACATACAAGTGGTTATCTTACATTAGATAGATTTAATTTTAACTTTTTAAACGAAGACCAATTACAAACAACATTAACACAAGCAAGTGAAGGTCCTGATGGCTTTGCTAATTCTTTAAAAGTTCAAACAACTGAACCTGAAAGTGCTGTTGCAGCAGATGAAGAA